AACCAGGCGCGCCTCGATGATGGCCGTGAGGTCGATGATCCTGACCTGGATGAGTATTTGTCGCCCCTAAATATGGCGACAACTGACCAGCAACAAGCGCTTACTGACTTGGCGCTACGTGATGATCCGCCCCCGCCCGCGCCTTCGCCGGAGAAAGATTAAATGCCGCCTTTCGTGAGCACTAAGGCTTTTAAGGAGACGCTGCGCCGCGGCGCTCCGGGCAAGTCGGCGCCGGCGGCTGGCAGCGATCTGGGAACGCTGCGTAAGGCGTTCATGTCGAAGGCTGAGGACGCTGGAAATCGTCAGATCAAGTTTACGATCAGCACAAACGCTGTTGATCTGGATAATGATACGGTCGATCAGTCTGGGTGGGACTTGTCGGTTTACTTGACCAATCCGCTCGTGCTTTGGATGCATGACAATTCCAGTTTGCCGGTTGGCAAGTGCATCGGTATTGGCGTGGAAGACGGAGCGCTCAAGGCTACCGTCGAATTCATCCCTGCTGAAATCAACGTTTTCGCGGATACGGTTTACCAGCTCATTCTTGGCGGCTTTCTGTCAGCCACATCGGTCGGATTTTTGCCGATTTCGTTTGAAATAGCCGCGGATCGCAGCGATGAGAATAGCTGGTGGCCGGCCGTAAATTTCACGAAGCAGAAGCTTCTCGAATTCAGCATCGTGACCGTGCCGGCGAATTCTGAGGCTTTGGTTGAGCCTGGACAGCGCAGCGATGCGGCGCTCGTCACGACGGATCCGGAACCGGACGCTCCGGCGCTGGACGATCAGGTAACGCAGGCAGCGGCCGCTGCGCTTGAAGCTAAAGCTGCGCTAGATGCGGTGTTCGCCCGCCACAAACAAATAGCCCGCATTCTTTAATTTTTTGCTTACGCGACCTGCGCCCAGGATCGCGTCTCAAACCTGCTGCTTGGGCAACAGCACTGCAACGTAACAGCGCTGCACCCCTTAAATGGAGCCCCCTTATGGCAACTATGAAACAGAAGAAGCACGAGCTGCAGCAGGCCAAGAAGCGCCTTGTTGAAGAATACAAGGCGATTGTCGGCAAGGGCGACGATGAGCGCAAGCCGGAAGACGCGACGCGTCTGGATACCATCGAAGACTCGATTAAGGATCACGATGAGCGCATCGAGCGCTGCGAGCGCGCCTTGGAGATGGGCAGCGACGATCCTGACAATCAGCCGGCTTCTGAAGAAACCAGTTTTGGCGGCGGCACCGGTAAGACGCCGGCGACCCCGAAGCCGTCTCCGAAGCAAGGCAAAGGGTTGCAGGCGGCTCGTTTCGCGCTTGGCAGCATGCTGCTGCGCGGCAATAGCAAGTCGGATGCGGCCAATTTCATCAGCACGCATTTCCACGATGACGATGTGGCGAAGGCGCTGAATAGCACTGGTGTATCGACTGGCGGCGCGCTTATCCCGCAAGCGTTCAGCAACGAGATCATCGAGCTGCTGCGCGCCGATTGCGTGATCCGCTCACTCGAACCCACCGTGCTCGAAATGCCGATGGGCAACCTGACCATTCCGCGCTTGGCCGGCGGCGCCACCGCGGGCTATCAGGGCGAGCTTGACGATATCGTGTCGAGCCAGGAAACCTTTGACGACCTGCAGCTGAACGCGAAGAAACTGACGGCACTCGTGCCAGTGAGCAACGATCTGATCCGTCGCGCGCCCGGTAACATTGAGATGATCGTGCGCGACGACATGGTGCAGAGCTTGAAGCGCCGTGAAGATTTGGGATTCTTGCTTGGTGATGGCTCGCTCGGCACGCCGGTCGGTCTGCTGAACCTTTGCAACAGCGCAGCCAAATTCATCGTTCTTCCGTTTACGGCGACAGACAATGCGACGGTGCTGACCGCTGTTGTTGGCACGCTGCTCGGCATGCGTCTGCAGCTGGTCAACAACTTCAGCCGCATGATCCGGCCGGCCTGGATCATGTCGCCGACGACCGAAGTGTTCCTGATGGGCTTGCGTGATCAGGTCGGTAATTTCGTCTATCGCGCAGAAATGAAAACCGGGAAGCTCGATGGCTATCCCTATAAAATAACCCAGCAGGTTCCAACAAACCTGACGGTTTACGTTTCGGGCAGCAGCGTCGCGACGCAAAACACCGGCGCTTATCTGTTCCTGGTGGACATGGTCGACGTAATCCTGGCCGAGACGATGAACATGTATATCGATGCCAGTGACGTCGCTTCCTACAAGGACACGGGCGGCAACATGGTCTCCGCGTTCACGCGCGATCAGATCGCTTTCCGCATCATTGAGGAACACGACTTCAACATTCGCCATCAGGCGAGCGTCTGCGTCGCAGTGCTGCCTTCCTGGGCCCCGGCTGGTTGGAGCAACTACAGCGCTGGGGGTGCCTACTACGTCCAGGCGGCGAGTGGCGATATGTCCGCGGCGCCGAGCACCTGGGGCGTTGCTGCGCCGACCGGCAGCAACAACCCGGGTAGCAACACGGCCAACGCGCCGGGCGGCACGCAGCCCGGCCGCGCCTAACCCTAACTGGCGACTTCGGCGCCTTGTGGCGCCGAGGGTTTCGCCCATTGCACAGAGGTTTCTATGGCAGAACAAGCCCCCACAGCAGCGCAGGCGCAACTGCGCACTTCGCTCGCCACGCCGAGCAAACACCCGGACGAGGATACCGTTCGCTTCAACCGTTTCACGCAGATTGGTCAGACCGCCTACCAGCGCGGCCAGTTTGCTGGGTTTCTGCGGCCGATGACCGATAGCCTGGTGGCCAAGGGCGCGGCTGTAATTGCGGAGCCGGCACCGAGCCGTGGCGATCGCCGCCGGGCCACCTGACAATGGCGGACAAGCCTGCGGCGCCGCCGCCAAAGGCCCCCGCGCCGGCCAGCAAGCCATCGAACGATGAGCTGCTGGCCCGCCGTGGCCTGGGGGCGGCTGCAACCGCCCCCAGCTCTCCCCTTGCATCCAAAACAGTCCGCAAGGCCTGACAGGAGGTTTTATGCCCGACGATAAGCCGCTCGCCGATTATGCGAGCCCCGCGCTTTCGCGCGCCGATGACCATCCGGCATGGAACGCGCCGGATCGCGCGCCGCTGCGCCGCGGCAGCCGCGTGCCCAATTTGCGGTGGAAGCCCGGCACGCGGCTGGTGACCGGTGACGGTCAGCCGCCGATTTGCCCTTATGCCGCCGGAATTGATGTGTCCGAGTTGGGCCCCTGCCCGCTGGACGCAGAAGACCCGGCCGCAGCAGCGGAGGAAATCGGCGAAAAATCCAGCGCCGACGCGGCAAATCAGCCGGCCGGAGCGTCGGAGGAAGTCACCTCCGCCATGCCAGCAGCCGCAGGGCCCGCGCCCGCGGGCGAATAGCCCGCCATGTATTCAGACGTCCGCGTTATCACGCCGCCGGCTGTGGAGCCGGTCACGGTCGATCAGGCGCGGCGGTATTGCCGCATCGATAGCGCCTACGACGATGATTTGCTGGCGGCGCTTATCACAACTGCCCGCACCCTCGCTGAGCAATATTGCAACCGCGCTTTCATAACGCAAACTTTGCAATGGACGATGGCTTTTGCTCAGCCGCACGCTTCTGGTTGGCCATTTGTGCCATCCGGCCCTGTTTTTGTTTTGCCCCTTTGGTTCAATTGGGCAGATGTTGGAGGATCCTGGCTTGAACTCCCCCGAGCCCCGACCCAGGAAATCGCCAGCGTTGCCCTCGGTCAGTGGAACGTCTCGCCCGACACCGTTCTGACCGAGGGCGCAGATTATTTCGTCGATACGACAATGCAGCCAGGTCGGTTCATGCTGGCGCAGCAGCCGACCAATGCGCAGAACCACATCGCTGTGCAGTTTATTGCTGGCTATGGCGATGCAGCTACCGCTGTGCCAGCGCCCATATTGACCGCAATTTTATGGATTGTGGCGTTCCTTTATGAAAACCGTGGCGACACTGACGCCATGATGCCGAAAGCTGCGCAGCTCATGCTTTCGCCGTTCCGGCTGGTGACCTTTGGCTGACGAAACCGGCGGCGGCATTCGGATTGGCCGGCTGCGCTGGCAGGTAACGCTGCAACGGCGCCAGCAGCAGCCCACGCCGGGCAGCGGTGGCATCACCGAGACACCGATCCGACCGCAAATCATTCACGCGGACATCCAATCTACCAGCGACATGACGTGGTGGGGCTCAGCGCAGAGCGATACGCCTATCACGCACGTTATCCACATTCGCTGGCTGGACTTTCCTGATAATACATTGGCCGTTGTGCGCACCACCGCGCGTCTCGACGGCACCACGCGCACCGAGACTTTTCGCATTCGAAAGGTGAGCGAGCTCGGTGGCCGCAAGAGGTTCGTTCGGCTGCTCTGCCAGATTGAAAATGCAATATAATGGCTGATCAATCCATTCGGCTGGCGATCCGCGTTCCTGCCGTCAGCTTCACCGTCGACAAAAAGCTGCTACGCGCGACAATCCGCCGCGCTGGCGCTGAGGTCGCCGCAGTCGCTAAGGCAAAAATCAAAGGCGCCGCGAAATCTGGCCGCCTCTACTATGGCCCTGGCGGATCCGCTGGCCCTTACCGTGGTGGCTATGTGCCCGGGCGCTACCAGGCATCGTCGCCAGGTGCACCGCCGGGGAGCGTGACCGGGACGCTGGCCAGAAGCATCAAGGTCCGACCGTTCAAAAGCGGCGATGGTATTGCAATCCGCGACACGGCGTTTTTTGCGCTTTTTCTGGAAAGTGGCGCGAAGGGCGGCGGCGGCAATTTCCGTAATGCGTCGAATCTCACGAAGAGGGGCCGGCTGAAAAAGTCGGCGGTTTCACGAACGCGA